AGGCGATGCGTCAGACTATGACGCGCCTCAACACCAAGTTCAAGTCAACAGTTTTGCGATTGGCAAATATCCAATTACTCAGGAACAATATCAAGCAGTAATGGGAAACAATCCCTCTCACTTTAAAAATAATCCCCAAAATCCAGTAGAAAGGGTTAGTTGGAACGATGCTCAAGCTTTTTGTCAGAAATTGAGTCAAATAACAGGAAAAACCTACCGCTTGCCTACAGAAGCAGAATGGGAATATGCTTGTCGTGCAGGGACAACTACTCGCTATTATTTTGGTGATGATGCTAATCAGTTAGGAGATTACGCTTGGTATGCCAAAAATTCTGGTGGTAAAACTCATCCCGTAGGACAGAAAAAGCCCAATGGTTGGGGACTGTATGACATGAGTGGTAATGTTTGGGAGTGGTGCGAAGACGATAGCACGGCGTGGATTGATAATGATAATCGTTCTCAGCCTCGAAAATGTCTGCGGGGCAGTTCCTGGGGCAGCAATCCATGTGACTGCCGTTCCGCTTTCCGTATCAACTACAACCGCCGCGCCGACCGCGACTACAATATCGGTTTTCGGGTGGTGTGCGACAATTAGTCAGTAATCAGTTATCAATTATCAGTTATTAACCACAAATCAACAAAGGTAATTATGTTTCACTTAAACTTTGCAGAAAAAGATAAAAATGGCAATCCTAAACACCAGACTTTTACCGCTGCGGCTATTATATACAACAAAAAAGGAATACTTCAAGAGTATTTTTCCAATATAAATACAGAAGAAGATGTTACCAAAATTTTTGAGTATTACAATCAACGAGATAAGTTATTGTATTTTGAAGCTATGTGTTTGGAGACGGGTCAAATTATTAAACTAAAGTAGTCAATCAACGGGAGTAATTATGCTATCATTTCAAGAGTTTCAAGAACAAATTTTAAGTATCTTTGATGTAACTGAAAAGGAGTGTAAATTTGCAAGAAATTGCACTTATTTCGGAGCAACCATTAGTTACGATAACTATCGGATAGTATTTGAAGTAAAATACATCAAAAGTAATGGTCGGTGGCATATTCAAAAGTTTCTGGCGCAAGGATGTGAGACTTTTTCAGATTCCTTAACTCAAGGTATAAAAACCATCGACAAACAAACTACAGATTCTATTAACAATGAGTTGCAAGTTTTCCATAAAATTCAGGAAGGACGGAAAAAAGCTGTTTTTCAAGAGTTTTTAAGCTTTTTAGAAGAACTAAAAAAAACAGAAAATAAATAGAGGAAAATTATGTTATCGTTTCAAGAGTTTCAATCTACAATCAAAGAAAATATTCCCTATTATCTTTGGGAATTTGAGCAAAATCAATCTTCTGACAATAATGGCGAATATTGGGCAAGAATAAAAAATTCCCAGATAGGAGTACGTTATCTTTGTCGATTAAATAAGTTTATCGTTATTTTGCAAAATAATGATAAAGACTATGGCGATCAAACAACTATAGCTACAGACTTAAGGTTTGTTCACGATGCCGTCGTGAGCTATATTCAATTAGGGTTTTAGTGTAATGATTAGATTTTACTGGAATGATAAATTAGTGTCTTATCACGAGACACAAGAGGAAGCTTTTGAACAAGGATTTAAGTATTTACATCAGCATCCTGCATCGTCTGATTTTAAGCGTATGCTTCATAGACAGTGTTCATTCGTGGACACAGCAGAAATCGATTGGTGGAAACATTCAAAAATTCTTTTTGAACGGTTTACTGATTGGATTTGCTATAAGCGGTATTCTGATAATGGAGGCGTACTTATGGACATGAAGCGTACCCTTTCAGAAATAAAAAGAAAAGGGTATTTATCTTTAGACGATATAAATCAACTAATAGAGATTAACCCATCCTTCTTAAATAACTTTGCAAGGTGCTATAAATTAACTCCAGAAAAGGTAAAAGTGTTAGCATCTGAAAGAGAAGTAACGTTTAACATGGTTTTTGAGTACATAGAAATTGATTATTTGGCATTAGCGTATTGGTTACGCAAATCAAAAATCACTCCCTAAACCAATAAAAATAAATTGCTATAATAGCTGTAAGGATAACTTACAGCTATTATTTAATGATTAACTGGAATCTAGGAAGACAATTAGCCATTGAGTCTTTTAATGAGATGGTGGGCGAGTTTGCCCAAGAGATTAACTTTCAGATAGAGGATACTAAATGGAACTGGCCACGGGAGACTGTACGAAAAAACGGTAGTGTAGTTGGCTCACCCCGGGACATTGTAGATACAGGTGAGCTAAAAAATAGCCAATTTATTGAAGATGTATCGGATACTTATAAAGTAATCGGTTACACTGCTGATCATGCCGCTCTTGTCCATGAAGGGTATCAAATAGAGCGTAACGATGGGACGGTGACAGATGTTCCCGCTCGCCCATTTATCGACACGGCTATAGAAGACTATAATCCAATTGAGGCTTATAGTGAAATCTTAAAGGAAAAATTAAATGAGTGAATCAGAATTAAGAGATATTTTATTAAGCATTAGAAACAATTTAAAGATACTTATCGGCGCTGACTTAGGTAAATACGAAATAACAAGCCCTACAGGGCAAAATTTAAAAGAAATTGATGCTATTTGGGTAGAGCCTCCTGAATTACCCCCTAACTATAAAGTAAAACCTAATAGCGGCATCGAAGCAATTATTCAAAGAGAGCCTAATCCTTATCACGAAAATTTACTAGGATATACCGTAGGTATAAACAACTATTGCATTACCTTGAAACAGTACAATCTAGAGAAATCCTTAACACCGGTGATCGAGAGACTTAAATCATCTCGCTACTGGAATTTTCTAGATCAGCCGCGCCTAACCCCCTATACCAAAACTTCTGAGGGGATTATCAGACCAAAAGTGACCTTTAAAATCACTACTGCTAGGCTTTTAGGCTTCTAGAGTACACATTTACTAATCTTTTATAGTACAATGTAACTAGAAAAGTTTAGTCAGTGATCAGAATGTCGAATCAAATTCTAGAATTAAATCGGAGTGACAACCTCACCCCTAGCCGTGATACGCAATTTTTTATCTCTGGTACTTATGGTTTTGGACAGGAACCTTCCACACGAGTAGCCGATTTAGGTGGTGCAATCGTCTTAGGTGATTCCACTCTTACCGTGGCGACTGGGGGTTTTGGCCGAATTTTATATGCTGGCACTTTAATTTATGTGGGGACTGCCGGTGATTATGTGGTCGTCCGAACAAAAACGACGACAGTAACCCAGACAGCAATCCAGATCGAACCTTCCAAAATTGCTGCTACCCTTGCTACTCCCGCTCAAAAATGCACGATTAAATCTTGGGTTCCTTTTTTGAGCGCCAAGACCTTTAACGTTGACACCTCCTCTACTGAGGTTACTGATTCCGTCTTTAGTGAAATGGCGGTGGAGAAATTTATCTCCGAAATCATGAGTACTGGGTCGGTATCGGGTCCGCTTGTATTTGGTGATCCTGGATATGAAATTGTAAAAGCTGCAGAGCAAAGAGGTGATCGAATTTATCTCGAAATTGTCTATATGGGACAGCGCGGCGGCTTAGGTTTTCAGACAAATGTTAGCCAAAATGTTAGTGGTGAAAAAGGCAATTTCCTACAAGGAAACGTAACTCTAACTATTAGTGGCAATGTGTTTGACATTAAACCGATGGCAACGTCGCCATTCTCTCCCAATGTAGCTAATGATCTCAATTAAAACAGTTAAACTCCTTGTTGATGAAGACCAAGAGGTAATGTTAGTCAATTCTAGAATAATCAATAATTACCTCTTATTTTCTCTCGGTACGTTTGATCGAGAAATAAGTCAACAAGAAAAGATATTAATCGAACCACCAGACGGAACAAAAAACCAAGAAAGAATACAAGTATCTGTGATCCTTGATCCTCTGTGGCTCAATACTGAACAAAGTGCAAAAAGAAATCAAAAGGTAAAAATAAATGGCGAAGTTAAGCGTATTGGGTAAATTGAAGTTTAATGAAACATTCTTTTTCCCTTTAAAAAAAGAATGGATTTGTTACATTGAAGGCAATGATGCTTTATTAGAAAAGATAGACACAATTGCTACAGAAGAAAATGGAGAGATTGGAATCAAGTTTTTAAAACGATACGGGATTAATCCAAAGGAAAATGAAACAGTCAAGGAATACTTAGAGGCACGGGAAAAAGCTGACAAAGCTTATCTTGAGAAAATTAAAGCTATCGGGCAAAAAACGGGACTATCCACTGCTGAAATTGAAGGAGTAGTAGTTAACGACGGTTCGATCCGAGAACGAATTGAACAGGTCATGGTTGATGCCCTTGACGGGGTAAAATCTGACAGCGTAGAACAAAAAGTAGAAACCGCCGCTATCGTGCAGCAATCAATTTTAAATAATCGCAAAAAAACAAGAGAACTAACAAGAGAATCTATAGAACTTGTAGAGCCTTATCTCGATGAATTAAACGCTTTATTTAAGGATCGGGAAACAACCTATGAAACTTACAATAAAGCCTTATTAGCTAACTTTCTTGGAAGCCCTCGCCGCGTAGTTAAGCTCAAGGATAAGTCTTCTGTTGATTTCACCATACAAGACATTAATGATCTGTCTCAATTTATGGTAGTGAGACTCTATCAAGACTATCTCTGGCAAGACATAACCCAGTGGCAAAACCCAGAAACTGAGAAACCAGAGCCTGAAAAACCAGAATCAGAGCCAACGGAGGATGACGAAAAAAACGAATAGATGACGCAATTAATGCGCGGTTAGAGGCAATCGCTAACCCCATTAATTGGGAAGAAATCTATTACAAATGGTGTGCATGGGGATTGTCTATCGAAGAGTGGGAAGATTGGCCAGACTGGTTAATCCTAAAAAAATATTCAGGGATTCAAAAAGTCAAATGTGAAGAAATTAATTCACTATCGGCTACAGTTAGTCAGATTGCCGCCATGGTTCACGCCTACCTAATAGCACAATCTAAAGAAGGTTCTAAGTCACAAAGTCTTAATCCTAGTGATTTTCTGCCTTACCAGTTCAAAGAAAATAAAAAATATTTTCTTGATCAAGAAACCGCTCAAATTCTGTTAGAAGCTATGCAAGCTGGCCAAGTGCCAGTCTTTGCTACTCAAATAATAGTCGATTGCGGACTATACGACGAAATAATTCAATTAATAGGGGAGAAAAGCTAATGTCTTTATCGCTTGGTACTTTAGAAATCGGTCTAGGGCTAAATACAGCCCAATATGATAGTGGTATCAAATCGGCTAAAGACAAACTTTCTTCTCTAGAGCGTCGTGTCGATGAAATTAGTTCAACTGTAATGAAGATAAAAGTTGGTGTTGATGATAGCCAGCTTTATAAACTAAACGATCATTTGAATATAAAAACAAGCCATTTAGAAGAAGTTGTAAACTTTTATAAAGCAAATCCTATCAAAGTATTTGTCGATGATGAATCTCTTGATATTTTAAATCAAAAACTTGATAATCTTAGCAAGCAAGACATTAATTTATCTTCTAGTAGCGGAGAACAAATTGGGCAACAACTTTTTGATGGGATCGAAAAAGCTCTTTCTGATCTAGGTAACGTTGTTAGCGCACCACTAAAATCAGTTTTTACAGGAGTTTTTGAAGGGATAGGGAATGAAATAAGTAAGAATTTTACTAGAAATGCAATAAATTCTTTTACTTCTTCTATGGGAATTCCTTCGTTAGGAGATTTAGGAAATATATCAGGGGAAGAAATAGGGGTATCATTTGGAGGTAAAAGAAAATCTACTAAAAAATCGACTAAGAAAAAAAACAATAGACAAGACGGCGATTTTTTAGAAACATTAATTGACACTGGATTTGATATAGCCGTTGATGCTATTCCAGTTAACAATAGCAAACTTAAAAAATTAATTAAAACAGTATTACAAAGAGAGATTGATAACGCAGTATCATCTGCAAGAAATGAAACTGCTAAAGTATCTAGTAACAATAACGTAGTTTCGTCTGTTAACAAAGCTAGTCAAGATATTGTAACAGCAGTAAAAAGAGTAGAGGATGCTGTACGGGGTGGTGACAATGCTCTTCTTGATCCTTGGTCTGATACACAAATTAAGGATATGTGGGGCGGCGAACCTGACATAGTTAAACGTCAGCGAAAAGAGATAGATCGAGCTTTACATCAAAAATCACTACCTCCCTCTCCTGATAGGTTGAACAGAATTTCCAATACTCCTTCACCGTCTTTTTTTCAAGAAAAAGTCAAAGATTTAGCTGTGACAGCTAAATCAAGATTAGAAGATGTCTTAGTTTCGCGACTTGGTACTCCTGACAAATCAGGAACAATTCAGCATCTTAGCGGGAATGAAAATTTTGCAGAATTATTACAATTAACTCTTGTAAAAGAATTAAAAACAGCAGGACTTCTACTTTCAAAAGCTTTTCAAGACACATCTCTTGACGTTGTTAAATTTGGTCAAGTCGTTTATGCAGTAATGCAAGCGTTAGAGCGTCCAGTAATGGCTTTACCCGGTGCTGCAATAGGCAAAAAAGCTATTCAGGTAGGGGGAACGGCTGCTATGGGAGCCGCTGCTATCCATGCCCTACCAGGGGGTCTTGACACGGCAGTTGTGGAGTCGATGAGAACGATTCTATCAGAAGCATTAAGTGCGGGCGGAACACAAATGCTTCACGCAGTACAGGCTCAAATGACCTCTGTTTTTAATGGATTGCCTTTTGGAATTGGGCAGCAATTAACTACGGCAGTCATGCAATTAGTCACGGAACTAACTAACGGCACGATAAATGTTTTAGCGTCAGGCGGGGCGATTGCGGGATCTTCTTTAGCCGCTGGTGAAGGTGTCAAAAAACTCTTAGGAGCAGCTACCGGTAATATCCCTAAATTAGTCAGCACAGAAGAACAGCAAAGAATTGAAGGTAAAACCCAGAAAGCCTTAAAAGCAGCAAAAAATAAAGCTGATTCTCTGATTACCACTGAAATAACTCCATATTTTGACGAGAAAGTCTTCCCAGTAAGTAACCCTATTCCAGCCAACATTAAGGCAATTAACCCAGAATATTACACAGTAAAACAATTACGAGGATTAGCTAGAGATCAGGGGATTAATGTACCAGCATCGGGAGTAGGTTCCAAAAAAGAAGAAATATGGAAATCATTAACCGAAAGATTTAACCCTGACCAACTAACTCGGATTCTATTAACAACAAAAGCAAGCGATAGAACAAAATTAGGGAAGAAAGAACTTAGTGGAGTTCAGATTCCTACTACAGAAATCCCTGCTGATTTTACTAAAAGAATTGGTATTGGTATAAAAAACATTGGTCAAGAAATTAATACTACTAAAGATATTCAATCTTTAGAACGTCTTTACTTTCAATTGGAAAAAGTTAAAAAAGGAATTACAGCTTTAAGAGCTAACCCTGAATTTAACACAACAGGTATCAATAAATCATTAAGTGGCTTTTTACAATCAGTTGATAATTTACAGACACAAATTCTTACTAAAAGTGGATTAGAGTCAGGTAAAGATTATCAACAAGGATTAAAACTAGGGTTGTCGGGCGATAGCGCACAGAAGATAGCCTACCAGAACGCTCTTAAAATAGTTGACGCAACCGATAAAGGATTGGGAAATGCTTCACCTTCCAAAAAAGGTAAAAAATCAGGTGAAGATTACATAAAAGGGGTTGAGATTGGAGCAGAAAACCAGTCTAAAAGTTTGTTTAGAAAAGTATCAGATATTGGCAAAAAAACAGCCGAAATTCTTACAACTGACATAACTAAACTTGGTAAAAATAAAGAAGCACCATTGCCAAATGAAGTCCAAGAAATAGTTGATTATTTTGCAGAGTCAAAACCCTCAGAAGAAGAGCTTTATAAAAAAGGACAGATTCGCGATTTTAGCGCATCTATCCCTGAATTCAAAGGACATAAAGATAAAAATATTCTTTCTGATGTACTTTTAAAGGAATACGTTAATCTTCCACTTGATCAAGATTTTGTGGCGAATTATCAAAAAATCAAAACAGATATTAACAAAGCTCAAACAATTAAAAATTCTCAACAAAGAGAAGAGTTTCTGCAAAAAACGCTAAGTCATTTACCTTTTTACACGGAAGAAGAAAAACAAAACAGAAAAGGCTCTATCAAAGGGAGTTTGTCATTAGCAGATATTACGGAGCCTCTTGATTTTTACGAAGATCAATTTCCCCGCAAAGCTGAAAGATTAGGAGAAAAAGCGCAAGCTAATTCAGATTATTTTGAACGAATAAAATATTACAAACAAGAATTTCCAGAACAATCATCAAAAAGACTCGATTTTAGTAGTAGTGCATCATGGACAGAAGGTCAAGGGAAAGCAAGAAGTGCAGAAATTGAATACTATAAGCAAGAAATTAAATTACTCTTAGACGCAATTAATCAAGCTGAAAAACAGCTTGCGATCCAAGGCATAGAAAAAGGTCAGTTTAGTATCGATAAAACTTATTCACGGCATAATCAAGATTTAGATTCTCGAGACTCATTAGGGTTTGATTTAGCTCATCGTGAAGACGTTATTAATAAAGTAGTTGACGAAATGTTAACTAATAGACGTTGGAGTGATAAAAAAGACAAGGAAAATTATGATTACGCTACTATTAAAGGTTATTTTGCAGTAGGTGATGATTTTGATGAGCAACTAGGCTTTGATAGTATAGCCGAAAAACTAGCATCTGAAACTTCAAAAATAAAAGACCCGTCTAAACTTAAGGAACTTGTTACCAAAGAAATGGAATCTTTTCCTGTAATTGAAAGACAGCCGTTTCTTGACAAAACACAAAAAGAATACGCATATCGCAAAAACTACGATGGAAAAGATTTTAGCGAAGGCATAACAAATACAGAAGCAGATCTGTTAGCTGATAGAATTAGAAAACTCAAGAGAATAGTTCAATCTATGGTCAAAAAGATTGACGAGATTTATCTTGAAGCAGGACAAGATTATCAGAAGTTACTAGAAGTAGGATTCACGGAAAACGAAGCTAGAGATATTTCTATTGGTAAGCCAGTAAAAGGAGCGATTTCTGCTGATGTTGAAGTTATAACAGAAGAGTCCTTTGACGGTAAAAAACTAGGATCAATCCCTGAAACACAAAAATCTTTAGAAAAAATAATTGACGTTTACGCTGAAACGGTTAAAGAAGCAGAACAAAAAGCTTTACCTCCTAGTATTGCTTCTGCTGTTAATTTTGACGCTATTCCTAGTCCACGCATAAAAGAAACAGTAGAAGTCTATACTGAGACTGTCCAACCAATTGATCAAAAAATTACGCAGCCTAGCGTTTCTTTTGATTCAGTTGTCAAACCAGAAAAATTGTTTAAAGAAGATACTCAATCTCAAGAAGAAAATATATCGAAAGCATCAAAATTGTCCAAAGCGTTTTCTATTACTCAATTACCAAGAGTTGCCCCTCCAAATAATTCAATAATACCAGAAGTTATTATTGACAAAGAAATTAAAAAAGTATCTAAAAAACCAGAAGGAATAGTTATTGACGTTTATGCTGAAACTGTTAAAGAATTTGAACAGAAAGCTTTACTTTCTGCTACTAACCTTTCAGTTCCTAATTTATCGGAAATTACAAATAAATCAGTTATTGACGTTCAGAATATACCTGTTAACTCAAAAATTAGTAATAAAAATTTAAAAGAAAAACTAGAAAGGATCGGAGAAATAAGAAAAAATGTTGATCGCACGATCAAAGAACCACAAGAAATAATCAAACCAGTTGAAACATCTAAACAAAAAAAATTAGATCAAAAATTACCAGCAAGTGATTCAGGTAAAATATATACTAAACCTTTTAAGATTATAGAAGAACAACCCTCTCTTTATACACCGTCTTCTATTGTAGAAAAAAAGGGTCAAGCATTAAAAGAACCTGGGC